GCACCCAGGCCACACCGCGCCCGCCAAGGAACCGATCCTCAACCGAGTTCTTCATAGCAGCCCGAAAATCGGGGTAATGCTCGATTTCGTAGTCCAAAGCCCGCTCAATGAGCAGGGACGCCACCCGACCAACAGGGTCGTTATCGCTAAACCTGCGGCTTACATCGGCCTTGGGCATCCGCGAGAACACTGCCGGCACCAAGGTCTGCACGTTTGACCACAGGATGTTGAACCGAGCTGCTTCATAGCCCGTCGTGCCGCTGTTACGCAGGTCATCTCGGTAGCGACGGATGATCTTGACCGTCCGCGCTTCCCACTTTTTAAACTCGCCATTGTAGCTAGAAATGACATTGAGCCATTTCTGAACGGTCGGCACCTTTTGCGTGTCGTAAGCCATTGGATGTCCGTTCTTAACTACTTGTTGCGGCTGGAAATTGCCGCAGCCTTAGATTTTGCATCTTCTTTGCTAGACGCGCCCCACGCCCTCAAAGCTAACGCCAACCGCGTAGGCTTGCCGTTCTTCTCCATTGGACCCGGCATACCGCCCATACGCGCTAGAAAGGACGCACGCCTAGGATTGTCGCCAGCCTTAACAGGAGGCTTTAGAGTTCCGCCTGTTTCAGCCTTATAGGAAGCGCGGCCCTTGGCGTTTAGGCCACCAGCGGGATTCTTGCCTTCCTTGCGTGTCCAAGCAGCGGGCATCTTAGTCCTTCTTTGCAGTCTTCGCGGATTCCTTAAACGCACCAGCAGTCGGCGCACCGGGATCACCCGGCTTACGCATACGCTCGCCAGAGCCAGCTTTGATCCGCTCTTGTTTTGCTAGAATGTTGGCATACAGACCGGGCTTTCTCATTGCCTTAAGCCGTAAAGATGCCGACAGCCATGACTTCAACGCCGGCCCCGGTTGTGATCTTCCACGCACCGTTAGCCGAAACCGCGTTCAGCTCAACGTTATAGACGCCGGGGACCAAAGACGCGCTGGCAGGGACAACCGTGTGCGTCAGAATGCCTGTTCCGGTGCCGTCTACAACTACAACGTTGCCCGTTGCGCCAGTCGTAACGGTACAAACGATACGGTGCAGGTAATCGCCAACCGCGCCCGTAGTGCCAAGCACCTGCGCAGTTTGACTGGCTGCAACATGCTCATAAAAATAGCGATATGGATTTGAAACGCCGCTCATAGCCTTGTTCTCCGCGCTCTCTTATTACTAGCCCACATATCCTCTAGAGTGGCTTCGTTCCCAGGGCCAACGATAAGTGGGCGATATGCGTTAGCTGGGTTCGAAACTGGCGCGTTTTGCCATGCAACTGCCAGCATTCTAAACGCATCTGCCGGGTGACTGCACCAATTATGTTTAGGCGTCGATCTGAACGCCTTCTTATCTTCGTCGTATTCCCGCTCATACTGGCGCAAAGCCTCAATGCCATCGCGGCACCGTTCCTCGTCAAACCAGCATTTCGTAAGCGTTGTACGCACCGCCTGGATGCCATCCTGCACACCAAGATCGGGCACAATAGCCATGTTCTCAATGCCCAACTGAGCGCCTAACTGCTCAATGATGCTCTTACCTTGCGCTGCCAGCGTCTTGGCCTTGGCATCGTGTGGCAGGAAATGCCGCTCATAGTGATACGGCTTGCCCTTGATCTTCTTGCACAGCTTATCAATGTCCGCCCCAGACACCGCGTAGAAGTCGATCACATGCACTTCGTTGCGTAGCACCTGATACCACCAGATCGCCGTATCATCGCGGTAGCCCAAGTCCCACGCCGTATAGGTCGGCAAACTAGGGTCATATTCCACCCTGCCAACGCGGTTCTGCTCAGTCGCGTGACGCATCTCAACGCCGTAGTACGCCCCCAGAATCGCCGCCTCAAAGCTGCACTCGTACTCCTGCATGTACTGGTCTTCAGAGATCTGGCGCTTAACAGCCTCCAACTCCTCATCCGCCAGCAAGCCACTATCACTGGCCTTCAGCGTCAAGCTAAACCACTCGTTCGGGTCCAACCGAGCCGTCTGGTACACATCCCAGAACTGGTTCTTACCCTTCGGCGTACCCCCAAATACCGCCCACCCCTGCTTATCAGACAGCGTAGGACGAATAACGTTACCCCAGACACTCGGCCTGAAATCCCCATACTCATCCATATAAATGCCGTCAAAGCCCAAACCACGCATAGCATCAGCGTTATCCGCCCCAAACAGACGGATCTTGGCACCGTTCAAAAGCTCAATGGTAAGTTCCGCCTCATTGGCAGACTTCATAATAGGACGCGCAAAGTCCTTCATATAGTCCCAAGCTACGCTCTTAGCCTGACTACGAAACGGCGCAATATACCCATAAAGCGGGTTCGGCCCCTTAGACAACGCCGCAGCCTTGATAACCTCGTTAACAGCCGCAACCGTCTTTCCAGCACGCCTGTGAGCCACCAAACACGCCCACCGCTGCGTACGATTATGAAACGGCATAAACGCCCTACGAGGGGCATAGTTCAGCGTTACTTCACGAACTGCCACCTAGTAGCCTCGACGCTGACCCATTCCAAACATGCCAGGGTACATCTGTTTCATTTGGTTAGGTTGGTATGGCTGACCCATAGGATTCGGATTCATGCCCATAGGCGGATTCGGCACAGGAGCCACCCCAGGCATTGCTGGCATCGTTGGCATCATTTGCGGCATCTGCGGGTTCGGATTATCCAGCGCATAGGGCGACACGCCATCCATATCCGCCGTGGTTTTATTGGGCATGAGCTGCTGGCCCATGTTCTGATTGGTGGCTTGTAGTTGTGCAAACTGGTTTTGCAGCATCTCATTGCGACTGTAAGCCATCAATCAATTCCTATTTTAACCAAGTTATTTAATCCAAGCTGGATTGGTTTGGCAATTGGTTCATCGAACAGCCGGGGTTGCTCGTAAGCCTTGGTAATCCGCCTGCACGCGAGGTCAAAATATGCAGGCTCGCGCTCAATGCCGATGAAGGCGCGGCCTAGGTTGGCGCAGGCTACGCCAGTGGTGCCAGAGCCCATGAAGGGGTCGAGGACGACACCGGAGGTTTTCGCAACAGACCACGCCATGACAGCGACGGGCTTCTGGGTGGGATGTTCGCGCCCAATTTCAGAACGGGGGCAGTCAATGACACGGACCACATTGTCGCGGTTCGTCCACGCAAGCTCCGCCTCGGCCAAGCTGAAGTTTCGCTCCGGCTTGTTCCAGACCAGCCAGCAGCGCGACGGCGGCAAAGGGAAGTAATTCCCGCCCCAAATTATCTGTTCGCGGCTAATCGACCGCAGAAGGTCAAACAACTCAGCCGAGGGGATTTCATTGTCCCACTGGTTTCGCAATACGGACTCTTTCCTCGCCTTCCCCCAGCCGGAGCCGAGGCCGCCCTTCCACGTCGAGGCGATCCCATAAGGCGGGTCCGTAACCACAGCATCGACCTTGCCGAGCGTGGGCACGATGTCCCGGCAATCGCCCAGATACAGCGTCGCGTCGCCTATGGTTTCGACCCTCATGCAGCCATCACTTAGGTTCCGCCCAACTCATCTGGATCTCAATAGGACCATCATTGGCACCAACATGCTCCGTTCGAGCCAGCTTGGGAACATGATACTCGATCAAGTCCGTAAACGCACCAAAGGCTGCACGCGCCCCATCCTCCTGGTAGATCTCATCCAGCCAGGATTGCAGGCGCTCCGAGTTGCCATCAATGAAACTGGCAATCATCTGACGCGCCTCTATCGTACTCTTCGTCGTGCTGCCCTTAATACGGCCACGGCTCCTGCGACCCGTTAGGCTAAAGCTGCCCTTATTCGCTACGTCAACGCCCATCAGCCCAGTTCTCCGTTGCTTTGCATATAAGGCATCAAGTCATTTTGGGCAAAAAATTTATGGGGGGGGCCTATGTATATACAGCCACCCCCCCCACCGGGGCCGAGCCGGGGGCCGGGTCGGGCGCGGCGGCCCCTATAGGCATGATCGGGATCCCATCCTTGCAAACAGCTGGGCCAGCCTGGGCAGCGCGGCCAGTAGAGCTTGAGCGCCTGGCATGGCTGCATAGGGCTAGGCAATGGCATAGGGGCAGCTGGGGCTAGGCGAGCGCGGCCATATACATAGGTGCGTGACGATGGGTGCCGGCGGGGTCGTATGTGATCGCCTGGGATGCACCAGGATAGGGCCGGCATAGGCCATTCTAGGGCGCCGTTTAGACCCCGTTTTAGACCCCATTTCGTCCCATGAAATAGGGCGTCCCATCCCATACCCTTATAGGGGTATGGGACGTTGGGACAAATGTCCCAAAGGAGGAGAAAAGCGTCCCATAGCGACCCATAGCGACCCATAGCGTCCCATGAGGCCTCATGCTTGTGAGGAGAAAGGGTCATGGGACATGATTGTGTTAAAACGGTACTATAATACCGTGTTTTTGAGGGCCAAATGTTCACGCGAAACGGTAGCCCAATACCGCATCCAAACAAGATTGAGTAGTTACAAATGAAACCAATTACAGGCTGTTACAATCTGTAACAATTCGTGATGTGACAATCATGCTTGCGATGCTATGAATGTTCATCGCAAGCAAGGAACCAAGCACATGAACATCCTGATTGAAGCCTTCACGGTCCTGAGCGGCCCTCTAATCGGAGGCGCTATCGTGTTCGCAGTGCTGATGGGTTTGACGTATCCGCGCAACTAACCCTCCCAACATCGCGCCAAGCGCCATTCCCTCGCGGTCGCAAGATTGGCGAGGTTTTGGCGTGTAACCTAGCAGGAGCAAAGCCAATGCAAGCCAAGTCTGTCACTTCTGAATATCTCATGGGCATTCGCCAAGGTCGCGAGATGCTGAGACGCTGTGGTCCTGAGATGGCGCATGCGGAACTTGAGAACCTCAATGCCACGATTCGCATGTTTGGCGGATCTCACCCTGTCGGTCAGCTGCTGCGCGGCGAGCGTGACTTCTGGCGCAACCAAATCAAAATCGGAGCTTAAGCCAATGAACGAATCAACCATCTCTAAAGCTGGTTTCCCCGTGCCAGCCCTAACGCCGCGCACAGCACGTCTAATGTGGGATTTGTCGCGCAAGGGTCCGATCAGGCAATGCGAGAATGTTAAGACCGTCTCAGCATGGCGTGCGATCCGGCATCAATACGCGTCGCGCAGCACAAACGCGTTAACCATCGCAGCTCGCGCAGCTCGCGAGCAAGGCATGGTTTATGTGCTGCACGCTGACGACAAGGTGTCTCGCGTCATGATCGATTGGCAAGGCAAGGTCAGAGTTTCGTCAGCTTATCCAACATAATCCTCTTGCATCCTTCGCAATCATCCCATCATATAACCCATCGCAAACAGGAACCCAGCCAATGACCTTCGAAACCGAACTCCGCGACCGCTTCAACCGCCCCGACCGGTTGGTCATATGGGCCGAGATGAAGGCGGCATTGGCTGCGCGTGATGTTGCAACGGGCCGCAAGGAAAAGGCTGAAGCCGTCAAAGCCTACAAAGCCGCTGGGGCACGCTATCGGGCCTTGGTTGGCAAATGAAAGTCCTGATCGCCTGCGAGTACAGCGGCACAGTGCGCGACGCATTCAGAGCGCAAGGGCATGACGCTATGTCGTGCGACCTATTGCCTACCGACAAACCCGGACCTCACTATCAAGGCAATGTATGTGACGTACTAAACGACGGATGGGATCTTATGATCGCGCATCCGCCATGCACACACCTAGCCGTCAGTGGTGCGCGTCACTTTGCGGCCAAACAGGCGAGCGGCGTACAGGATGAAGCCCTAGCCTTCGTTCGCGTCCTACTCGACGCGCCAATCCCACGCATTGCGCTTGAGAACCCGATTAGCATCATATCCAGCCGCATCCGTAAGCCTGACCAGATCATTCAGCCTTGGCAGTTTGGGCACGGTGAAACTAAGGCGACGTGCCTGTGGCTCAAGAACCTACCGAAGCTCACGCCTACCGACATTGTCACTGGTCGTGAAGCCCGCGTTCATCGAATGCCGCCCAGCGCTGACCGCTGGAAACTCCGCAGCGCCACCTACCCAGGAATTGCCAAGGCGATGGCCGATCAGTGGAGCGACCTTGAAACCTTCAAATTACGAGCCGCCTAACCCACCCACCCCATAGCCGGTAAACGGCTAATAGGAACCCAGCCATGAACATCAATCAATCCATCGAAACCCACTACGTCGGCCCGACCAACCATCGCGGCTCGCGTATCATCGCCAAAACGCCTGGCGCTCACAAGATCACTCAAAATTGGGATTATGAGATCAACGAGGACGCGAACCATTACGCCGCAGCGGAAGCCCTGCGCGCAAAGCTAGACTGGCCTAGCATCAAAGCCGGCGGCTCTACCGCTAAAGGCTATGCGTTTGTCACTAGCATTCTGGAGGCATAACCATGAACGACGTAATCGAGACAATGACCGCTGCTGATTTAGAAGCTGCGATCTGTGAGTATTTCAACGTGTCAGACGCCAGTGTTGATAAAGATGGCGACATCTGGGCCGGCGCGTGGATGTCACATGCACAGCGTGACGCATGTATCGCCTGGATTAACAATGGCGACGCGATGGTGTCGCGATGACAGCCCAGGCGTCACCAGCTCGCGACCCTCGCAACCCAGATCCCACAAAGACCGGCATATTCCGCTATCACAACTGCTGGCCTTGCAAAGACGGCGCGAAGCCCTGCGTCCAAGGCAACTCAACCCAATGCGACAATCCAAGAGCGAGGAACGACTAATGAAAGACAAATACAACGGATGGTCCAATCAAGAAACTTGGCTAGTCAACATTTGGTTGTTGGATGGTGTCACGGAACCCATGACCGCCAAAGACCTAGAACTGATGGTAAAAGAGGCCTTCAAAGAAGTCTTAGAATCAACAACAGATAAAATGGCCGGTTTTTTGCGTGACATGGTGAATTTAAGACGCATCAAATGGGATGAATTAGCCGAACACATCGAAGAACTTCAAAGGAACGACTAATGCAAATCAATGGCACCTGGTGGACCGATCATTTCGGCCTGAAATACGAAGGCGAATATGTTCCTTATCGCGCAGCTACGCGAACAGATCCAGAGGAGGGCGGTTGCATTGAGGATCTGGGCGTTGTCGGCATAAGCGTTGAAATTGTCAGCGGCAGAATGCCTAGCGGATCGCCCATCTTATCAGTTGTTGACGTGTTGGCCGGCTGTGATTTGAAATCGCCAGACATGCAACGCCTGTTCGCAAATCTGACAGAAGCCTTCCAGGAACAACTTCAGGAAGCCGGCATAGAGGAAGCGACCGAATGATCCGTCAAGCAATCCCCCTGGCCGTTGCGATCTACCTAGTGGTCGTCGCCGCTGGGGCCATCCTCAACCACGTTTGGAACTAACCGTGAGGAGTGTCACGTCATGACTAACGAGGACAAAGCCGCGCACATCATCGCCCTGCTGATCCCGCCCGGTTACGTCGTAGTGCCGGTGGAGCCGACGCGGGAGATGCTAAATGCGGCCCCCGCTCGCGAAGACCCCGGTGAGGAAAGCATGTATGCCACGATCTACCGCGCCATGCTCGCAGCCCGTCCAGCCGGTGAGGATAAGCCGTGAGCGTCCTGGACCGTCTCCGATCCATCATGGATGAAGCCCGCTGGCGGCAATACGCCCGGTCCCCGACGCGCATCTATTTCACCTACCGCGCCATGCTCGCAGCAGCCCCCAAGGAGCCGAAATGACCGATTCTCGCAAGCGCGTGAAATTCGGACTGGGTAGCTTCCAATTCCACCATGATCTCCGCAACCCCCAAGGATATGATCTCCGCAATCCCCAAGGAGCCGACATGACCGCCGAGATTTTTGATTTAGCCAAGAACCTAATCGTGCGAGCCCAGGCACCCGCTGGCACCTACGGCTTCGACGCGCCCATTGAGCGCCATGTCATCGACATTACAGCGTGCCTGGACGGCTATCGCGTTTGGATTAGCGGCAAGCCCTACAAAGACTTCGCGTCCCTCTCCAACGCCTCCAGGTGCGCGTCTGCGCTCACGATCCTGGACGAACTAGGGGCGCTGCCCAAGGAGGCAAGCTAATGGACGACGACCTATTAGCCGCTGAACACCGGCAGGAAGACGCAAAAGCCGATCTGGAAGAATTGATCCAGAATCGTAAATACGAAATCGAAGACGCCGCCGCTGCAATAATGGACGATTACGAAGGTCAGATTGCAGCGGCTAGGGCCGAACTGAACACGGCGCAACGGCGTCTAAACGATGTTCGCCGCGCCATTGCGAAGGAGGCGACCTAATGATCCGCACAGCATACGAAATCTGGCCGGCCAAAGGCTCCGCTCCGCTCATCTCATTTGAAATCGAAGCGGACGCCATAGCCTTTGCCGAGAACCGCTCTCATGTCGTGCCTGGGCTTATCGTCATGCGAACCCGAACGGAAACCAATCGCCGCGAGATATGGCGTCACAAAGAGAAAGCCGCCGCATGACGATGCTGGATATTGCCCGCGATTTTGAGGTGAAACGGAACATAGACCTAGAAGTCATCAAAAGCCGCGAACGCCTGCACAAGATCGCCGTGTTGCGACAAGAGCTGATGTGGACCTTGCGCGAGGTCAAAATAAACGGACGCCCCCGCTACAGCTACCCCCAGATCGCTAAGTTTCTGCGTCGCGATCACACGACAATCATTTATGGCGTTAGAGCGCATGAACAAAGGATCGCCAATGATTAGGCCGATCCCGTTCGCCACCAAATGCCGTTGCGGAGTCTACCTGTTCAAGGGCCAGACAGCCGAATGGTACAATCCAAAATCCCCATTTCATTGTGTAGGATGCCGTCCCCGTGAAAAATAAGATCGTAAAAGTCCCTGGCGTTGTTGGTTGGGGTACGCTCACCGCCGACGAACGCAAGAAACAGGCTTCGCGCATGGGCAAGGTCGGCGGCAAGGTCGGCGGTCCGCAAAAGAGCCGAGGCGACCGCATATTCTATCAGGCGATCAGCCGATTGGGCGCGGTTACGCGGGAGCGTAACAAAAGGCTCCGCGAGCTAGGTCTTGATCCAAAGGCCGTTGCCCAAGGGCCGGATGATCCGCCCAATTTCTAGCTGGCTGCGGGCGTAAGCTAACCCTTTACGCACAGCCGGGCGCGATGTGGACAAGCTGGCAGCAGCGTCAAGCATCGCGTCCTCGGTCACCGGCTTGCCGGCATGAACCATCGACATGATGATTCCAGCATATTTGGATTTCGCCATGTTGGCCGCAATCTCATCCGCAGCTTCAACGTAATCCGCGACTAGGCTGGACACTTCATCGCCGTCTTCATCGCGTCCCATGACCAGGCGCTTCATTTCAAAATAGTGGTCATCCAGCTTCTCACCGTCCTTCATCTTGTGAACGCCCAGCCGCGCCTCCATACGACCGCCTTCAGGCCGATAAGCGCCGAGCAGGTAGTCCAGGTTAGATGTGAGCGCGGACGACCCTCTAGGACGCTCTGCGGCACTGTGGCCGGTATGGTGGACGACCAAGACCGAACACTTGAACGTGGCGCGGATCTCGGAGTTGATTAGGCGCAAATACGACGCCACGTCTGAGGCGCTGTTCTCATCGCCGTTATAGGTCTGCGATAGCGTATCAACTACCACCAGACACGGTTCTATTGGTAAGGCAGTTATGGCAGCGCGAAGGCTGGCGACCTCGCTAGGGTCCGACATCAACAGCGGAACCCGGCAATATTGAAAGGCGTCTGGTACTTCGGCCATGCCGTTGTGTTCGTGCCAAGCGGTGACGCGCTTCGCTAGGCCAGAGCCACCTTCAGCGGCCATGTAGACGACGGGGCCACCCTTGGTTCGTTTGCCGGCCCAGTCCATCCCATGAACCAGGTGCAGGCACAAATCCAAAGCGACAAAAGACTTGAACGCTCCCGAAGGACCAAACAGCATTCCCATACTGTCTGCCGGCACAAGACCCTTCACCAGCCACGTTGCGTTTTTGGCTGACTCGACGACTTGGGCATGGGTTTCAAGCAGGCTATGGGCTTCGCGAGGCGGCGGGGGCGCGAACTTCTCGGCACCGCCCACCATACGGGCCAGCTCCGATCCGTATCGTTGATGCCATCGCTCGAATTCATGCGGATCTTCTGGCTTGATTGCCAGCATGACGGAGCGAACCATGTTGACCACCGCGCCAGCTTCCATCCCGGCACCGCGCATCGTGGCTGTAATCTTCAGCAGTGGGTCGTGGTAGCTGCGATCTGCTGGCTCTGGATCCAACAAGGCTTTCCACTGGCTCACCATGTCAACGGCAGGTCGCCCACTGTCGAGCGCAATAGTCCCCCCCTTTAGGGGGGGCTTGCCGATGGGTCGCAATTCTGAGAGATCAATGCCGAACATGGCCGCTGCATCGTCCAGGCTGTAGACGCTCTGAAGATCGCAGGAATGCACCCGCACAGAAAACGTGTTCGCCTTCTTTTTGGTGTTAGATCCAGCTGGCAGGCGACCATAGCGGACTATGTTATTGCCGCTGGCGTCCGCTTTCATCAGCTTGGCCGCGACCATCTTTTGCAACACCGCGTCAACCAGGTCGCGGTTGTGTGTGTCGGGGTCGGCGGGATCTAGCAGCACGCCGATCTGATGGTTACCGCTGGATGTCTCAATGACGTAGCTGGGCGAACCCATTAGCTCGTTAGGGTCTGCGTCATCCGCCAACAGGACGGCCAGGCGTTCAAACTGATCTTTGGTGCGCCTGGGCTTGTCGCCGCGCATGAGCGCCACGCAGAAGAAGTTGTTATCGTTGCCGCGTGCGTCGATCAGGGTCCGTTGTGCAGGCGATCCGCGCCATGCAGAGCCAGCCCACGCAGAGCCGTCTACCTCACCGGGATCGGCGCGGAAGCTAGTGGACCAGCCATAGGTTCCCGCTGTCTCACCGTAGATGGCGGACAGAAACTCGCTGTTTTTCATGGCTACAGGCCAGCGAGATCATGCAGGCTAATATCTATACCGCGATGGCTTGCCCAAAGGAGTAATTCAGGCCAGTATTTTTGCGGGATGTTACCCCCGGTAGTGCCAGGACCAGACAAGATCCAACGGCTGACCGTGCTGGCATTGACCTGTATGATACGAGCTGTCGCTGCAACGCCACCCAGGCGCTTAACGACGCTATAAGCTGGCTCTTGCCGCCCCTTGATGTGACCCATGATGTTCTCCTGCCGCGAGCATAAGCCCAAGCCGGATTGTTTGTCACTGAGAAAAAAACAGTTTGCAAAATGAGAACGATGAGGATTAGCTAGGGCTATTCGAAACCGGAGCATGAACCATGAGCAACACCGAAACCCAACTGATCGCCCTAGCTGAAGCCTGGACGCAAGCCAAGGAAGCCGAACGCAAAGCCAACGCAGCCCGCATCAAAATTGAGGAAGACATCATAGCCATAACCGGAGCCAAGGAAGACGGTCGCGAGACGCACAACCTGCCAGACGGCCTGAAAATTATCGTTGTCGGCAAGCTGACCTACAAAGGCGACCTGGTGGAGATTGCCGAGCAAACCTCTGATTGGCCTGACCAGTACAAGATAGTCCGAACCAAGCTCGAACTGGACGAACCTAAGATTCGCAAAATCCGAGACGTGAACCCGAGCCTATGGAAACGGATCGCTGAATACATAGACACAAAACCAGCCAAAACCGGCATTTTGATTGAACGGAGCAAATCGTGAGCTTTGACCTAAAATCCATCAGCAAGAACGAGAGCATCAGCGCCCCCAGACTTGTCGTCTATGGCGTCGAAGGAATTGGTAAATCCACCTTTGCCGCTGGAGCGCCTAACCCGATCTTTATCCTAACCGAAGACGGGCTAGGCTCTCTGAGCGTGGCACATTTCCCCATAGCCAAGACATTCGCGAACGTGATGTCAGCTATCGCGACCCTGCACGATGAGGCCCACGACTTCTACACCGTCGTGATCGACAGCCTGGATTGGCTGGAGAACATCATCTGGCGTGAGGTCGAGGCGGCACATGACGCCAAGGATCTGGCTTACGGCAAGGGTGCGATCATCGCAGCGGATCGCTGGCGGCAGGTTCTTGAAGGCCTGGACGCGCTGAGACTGCACCGCAAGATGGTCGTGATCTTGCTCGCGCACACCACCATTAAGCGGTTTGATAGCCCAGAGGTCGAACCCTACGACCGCTATCAACCGAAGCTACAGGAGCGGTCTAGCGCGGTGATCCGTGAGTGGGCAGATGCGCTGCTGTTCGCCAACTACAAAGTTATGGTGAAGAAAGACGACGTGGGCTTCAACAAGACCACGAACCGAGGCTTCACCACCGGAGAACGCCTGCTGTTCACCAATGAGCGGCCTGCGTACATGGCGAAGAATCGCTATGCGTTGCCTGACTCGATCCCGCTTTCCTGGGATGCCTTTGAATCTTCAATCGGAGCCTGAAATGCCTGAGATTAACTTTGACCTTAGCGGCTATGAGATGTCCGCGCCCACGTCCTTTGATCCTATGCCTCCTGGCGATTATGTTGCCATTGTGACCAACAGCGAGCTGAAGGACACCAAGGCAGGCGATGGGCAGTATATCGAACTGACAATGCAGATCGTGGACGGTGACCATAGCGGTCGCCGGCACTGGGAACGCCTCAACATCATCAACAAGTCCGACAAGACTCAGGAGATCGCACGCGGTCACCTGAACGCGCTGCTCAAGGCTTGCGGTGTGCCCAACGCCAAGAACACTGAGGAAACCCACGACGTGCCGTTTACGCTGTCGCTGGATCTGGACCGCAAGGAGCCAACCCGTAACCGCATCGTGGGCTATTCCCCAGCGGGATCGGCCCAAGCCCCTAAGGCAGCGCCTAAGATCGGCGTTCCCGAAAAGCGCGCCTGGGAGCGGTAGACATGGCTGTGGTGCCTGATCCTGAGAAGACTACGGCCAATGCCATCTATGCGTGGCACGCCGAGCGGAAGGACGATTTCCGCGAGCATCTTGGTGCGTCTCTGATCGGGCACCATTGCGACCGATACCTGTGGCTGACGTTCAGGTGGGCGTTCAAGCCTGAGTTTCCTGGTCGGCTGCTGCGTTTATTTGAGACGGGTAAACTTGAGGAGGACCGGATTATCAACGAGCTGCGCGCTATCGGCGTGGACCTACATACTGAAGAAGACGGCAATCAGATTCAGTGCCGCGATGCTTTCGGGCATTTCGGGGGTTCAGTCGATGGCGTGGGTCGTGGTTTTCCCGAGGCTCCGAAGACCTGGGCTGTGTTTGAAGCCAAAACTATGAACGATAAGGCTTTCAGCGGGCTAATAGCCAAGGGCCTGAAGGCAGAGAAGCCCGAGCATTACGCCCAAGTGCAAACCTATATGGGCTTGTTGAACCTAGAGCGTGCCATGTACGTCGCCGTAAACAAGAACAGCGACACGATCCATAGCGAGTGGGTTCATTACGACGTGGGCGCGTTCAACCGTTCCATAGACCGCGCCGGCAGGGTGGTGACATCTACCTTGCCGCTAACCAAGGCCAGCGAAGATCCGAGTAACTGGCTCTGCAAAATGTGCGACGGCTACGACCTTTGCCACAAGGATAAGGTTGCCGAGGTCAACTGCCGAACCTGTTGCCATTCTACGGCGCAAGAGGGGGGCACTTGGCACTGTGGCCTGCATAGCAAGCTACTCACCTACCAGGACCAGCTAAACGGCTGTGACGGGCATCTAATGATCCCGCCGCTGGTGCCCAATGCCGAGGCTGTTGACGGTGGTGTGAACCATATCGAATATAAGGACAAGACGACTGGCGAGACGTTTACGCAGGGCATTGGCTATGTGCCGAGCCTAGCGTTGGCAACTCGACAGTCCCAAGCTGCGGGCCGGCGCAAAGTACCCGGCATCCCGTTTGACGATGAAATCCCATTTTGAGAGGACTGACGATGTGGCCTTTTAAAGATGTCAAAATGCTAGAGCGCGAACTTGCCGAGCATCGATCAGTGGCTGAGTCTCGCAAAGTCTGGATCACCATCCTTGAACAGCAAATAATTCAATTAAAAGCCAAAACCTCTAAGCGCGATCCAAAAACGGGACGATATGTCATTCATAATCGGTAGTTGTGCCCTAGCGGGCGAATACATGGCTGAGTGAGGCAACATGACCGGACGCATGGCACGCAACAAAGGCGCACGCGGTGAGAACGAGTTGGCCGCGATGTTGACTGATCACCTGGGCTTCATCGTAAAGCGGAAGCTAGGCCAGGCGCGGGATGGCGCGGACGACATTGAGATCGGCAAGTACCGCATTGAGGTCAAGCGCCGTGAGACGCTGGCGATTATGCAATGGGTACGCCAGATCGAAGCCTGCACGCCAGAGGATCAGGTGCCCGTCGTAGCCTTCAGGCAGAACGGCCAGGAGTGGCGCGTTATCATCCGTATGAAGGACTTCCTGCCGCTGTTGAGCGAAGACCTTGCAGGCTATTAAGGTTCTAGACTTGTTCAGCGGCATTGGCGGCTTTAGCCTTGGTCTTGAGCGCACGGGCGGTTTTCAGACGGTTGCCTTTTGCGAGATTGAACCGTTTCCACGCGCTGTGCTGAAGGAGCATTGGCCTGATGTCCCGTGTTACGAAGATGTCCGCACCCTTACCGCAGACCAACTCCGATCAGATGGCATTGCCGTGGATGTCATCTGCGGAGGATTCCCTTGCCAAGACCTCTCATACGCAGGGGGGGGGGCAGGCTTGGAAGGCGCAAGATCAGGATTATGGAGCGAAATCGCCCGCCTGGTTGGCGAGCTACGACCGCAATACGTCATCGTGGAAAACGTCTCAGCACTCCTTAGTCGAGGGCTTGGACGAGTTCTCGGAGACTTGGCCGAGATCGGGTACGACGCGGAGTGGCATTGCATACCAGCTTCCGCCGTTGGCGCTCCGCACATACGGGACAGGATTTGGATCATCGCCTACCCACAGCATTCTGACACCGACAGCGCAGGACCACATAGAGCGCCAATCTACCAGCACCTCAGTGCTGAATTACGAAACCAACAAGAGCGTGAGCCTGGATCGGTTTGCGAAGATGTGGCCGACGCCGCGTGTACAAAGCAGCAGAGGGTCCGGACCAAGTCGCGTAGGGAATCGGATGGATTTACAGACGGCGGTTCACCTGTGGCCAACGCCAAAATCAAGGGATTGGAAGGACGGTGCGAGCGCCGGGACATTTCAACGGTCATCTCCCGATTTGGGCAAAGTAGTGGGTCAATCAACCACAACTGGCGCACTGAACCCGACGTGGGTCGAGTGGCTCATGGGGTTCCCTTTAGGGTGGACCGTCTCAAAGGCTTGGGAAACGCGGTCGTCCCGCAAATCCCTGAAATCCTTGGCAGGGCAATCTTAGCTAACGCATGCCGCTGCGCAGGGTCGCACCCAGAAGCGCCGTGACAGCCAGTTGAGCTGCCTGCATGGCAGTAGCGTCACCCGTGGCATAACTTGCGCCTGCGCCGAGGATCGACATAGCCGCCACGACGTAGGTCTTCTTACCGCGTAGGATACCAAACATAGTGTTCTCCTATTTCAGGTTTACGAGCTTGTAATGGGTTGTGGAGTAAAGCTGCATTAGATCGTCGATGAGGTTTTCCATCATCGTATTCTTCTTGCAGATCTTATCCCGATTTGTGCCCATCCAGGTGAGATCGGTGCGGATCGCTTCAGCGATGTCCTTCTTGGACATCACGATCATACGCACTTCGCCAATCAGGCCAAACCAGCCCTGGTAGGCTTCAATAATGGAATCGATCTTGCCGATCAGCTCACTATAGAACTTACCCAGCGCCTTATGTTCAGCGTAGGACTTGGTGGACCAATGCGCCAGGTGCGCGGCGTTCCGCATGGCAAAAACGCGAGAGACAAGATCTTCAATCATGGTGTTTTACCCGCCTGTAGTTCTGCCAGCGTTAAGCCGTTCGTCCATTGAAAGTGCGCGGACTCCTTAAACTTGACCCAGTTGCCCGCCCATTCAAGCCCCTGTTCTACACCCAGAGCGCCTACCTTCTGCCATAGCACGCCGTCTTCGCCCGACGTACCCCAGACGG